CCATAAACAGTTCTATTCCATTAGCTCTATCAAAGAATTTACTTATTTGAGCAAACTTAATAGCACATGGCAAAGCGTGCTTCTCTACGAGGGGTACGCTTATTTTGTGCCTTTGAGTGTTTTAGGTTCTCCACGAGAGTTTAAAACATCGCAAAGATAAGTGTAGCTATGAGCGAGCGAACCTTTGGTATGACAAAGCAAAAAACATACAAGGGTGTGAGTAATACAAAATAAATTATTCTGTAACTATTTGCATAAGAAATAGTAGGTGTAGAATACCCTAAACTCGATTGAGTAATTCTCGGCGGCGGCGTCACTGTTAGAGCGTTCGCAGGTTTACACAAACCTAAACTTGGCTTGAGGAAATGTGAAAATTAACTTGATTATTACTCAATATGAGTGTATATATCGAGGGCACTCAGTGATTATTCTGAGTGCCCTTTAATATATGCTCTACGGAGCAAATTTTTTAAATAAGGAGATTGCATTATGAAAACATTAACTGAGTTATACGATTCTATCGTATCAAAAATTGCAGATATCAACACTGCAATCAAAGACAAGGACGCTATGAAGCGTGATAAGCTCTTTTATGAGCTTGATGAGCTTGAGAAGGATTATGCTCACACTAAGAAACTTCAGGAATACGACAAGTTTGTAGCTTGCGATTTTCCTGTAAAGGAGCTTATTCTCAAAGAGCAGTACACTGTGCTTGGTCATAAAACTGAGCGTTCAAAGGAAACCCACATTATCACCAGATGCAAACTTGACGAGAAGGCTAAGAAGAAATTTGATTTACTGGATTTTTGTAAAGCAAAATCAGCAGAAGGTAAGCTGAGTGACCACTGGGCTTTGAGTCTTGAAAAATTATCGCTCATCTGTGCGCTAAAATGGACACTTGAAGAAACGAGCGGTGCGGAGCAGGCTGCTCAGTTAAAGAAGCTGAGAGATTGTTACTATATTGACGAGGCAGCTCGTACTGTGGAATTTTTGAAAAATGCTGGCGATAAAGATATTGAGGGTGTTGCTGTTCCTACATCTATGACATCTATGACTAAGCTGTTACAGTCTATTGTTGACGAAACTCTGTTTATGCCTGATAAAAAAGGTAAAAATATGTTGAAGGTTACAGGTCATCAGGTAAAACAGTTTATGAACCTGTTCACTAAGCGTGGTAAAAAGTGGGGCTCTCTCTCCGCGGCTCAAGGTAGAGAGTTTAGGGAAAATTTTTATTCGATGATGAGATGTGTAATCGAAGGCAGAGGGTTTGCACTTGAATACGAAGGTGCAAAAAATTCTGATGATGAAGATACAGAAACTACAGATAAGCAGGAAGCTACCAACACGCAGGATTCTGATAAATCTAAAAATTCAAACACAGTAACAGAAACTACAGATGAGCAGAAGTAATATCTAAGTACACTCGTTTAGCGGTTGCGAGTAAAAATAAAACCGCTACCAAACAGACACCCTCGATGACAAATACACAATTTAAAAAGGTGGGATTTAATATGTACGAAGCATTAACTAAAGCCTATAATGAGCAGAACGCAAAAGAAAATGAGAGAAACAAAGGCAAAGTTTTCTCTTATTCTTTGTTAGACCATAAGACCTTTTGTAAAATTAAAGAAGGGAAATGCTGTAATGTAATTAGAGATTATAACCCTTGCTTTGATTACGAAATCATCAGTTTTACCGATGTTGAAACAGGCGAAGAATACTCGGTATGTCAATTCTTTGTTAAACTTAAAGAGATTGAACATGGGATTTATTAAGGAGGGGAACTATGCACACACAAAAGCATAATAAATTGACTAACCTTGAGCTTGCTATAATGACCGTAGGCTATTGCTTAGCAGGAGTTCTAAGTTTGACTGGCTTGTATTGGTTTTGCAAGCTGTTAGTCTTAATCACACCATAGGAGGAATACTGATGAGTTACAAGGACAAGCTTGAAAAACTCCTTGAGTGCTACGGCATCTCATGGGACGAGTTAAGTACATTAAACGATGCACAAATCAAAGCCATTGAGTTGACTTATTATGACCGCTATGGCGAAAATATCACTATAAGCTTTGATTTTTAAGGAGGCGAAAAGATGGGAGTTGTATGGGTGGAAAATTATGCGTATGAATATGCTGCTAAGTTTCTTCATGACAAAGAAGTGACTTTTGAAGCCACTCGTCCCGATAGAGGCTCAAGCAGAGTAAGGCTTGAATTTCCGAAGCTGTCTCAGAAAATGTCTGAGTTGCTTATGACTAAGATTTGCCATAAGTCAAGGCAGTACGCAAAACTCGAATAGAAATTATGTTCGCTTGAACAGTCGTGTAAAAAATGGTAGAATATTCCTGAAGCGTGATTATGTCACGGCAAGATAAACGATGTTTGTCAATTAATAAAAAGAGAGGGAATGTTCTTGAGTAACAACACGGTTGATAGCAGCAACCAGAATACACCACAAGAGTCTATGTACGGTTTGGGTGAAGTTCTGCGTAAACAAATATCTCAAAATCTAAATAAGTCGGCAGACGAGTTTGTAGAAGATGTACGAGGGATGGATGCGTACACAGATGCAATAGTTTTCTTAAGTAAATTTGCAAGCAAAGACGAGGATATCTCACTTGCTTCGTTAGACTTGACACCTAACTATTCCAACTCTGTAATAATTCGTTCTAAAGACGGTATGCCGATTGAATTCCGCATGAGTGATATTGAGGCGTTCTGTAAAATTGCGTTGAACAGTACGCTAATTTCATTTTCAGTAAATGATAGTGGAAATTTAGAGTTGTGTTTGAATTTTGCTGCGTATAAGCCAAAAGATTAAGTACACTCGTTTAGCGGTTGCGAGTCAAAACAAAACCGCTGCCATAAAATCACTCTTTTATCAGAGTGACAAAAAGTAAATATAAACCAATTAAGTGTATGCGATAGATTTTTGCATACACTTTTCTTTTACCTAAAAAGAGGTGGTTAGAGTGTACGAGAGTATCAAAACAATACAAGATATTCGTGATGAACATATTGATGTATTGAGGGATTTCGGTGTAAAGGTTACATCTCAGATTGTGCGAACAATCGAAACCAAGACAACCGAAATTGCGATTGAAAATTACTGTCGTATTTTAATAATTAAACGATTAGAACAGGAGGAATAGCTTCTTATGCTAAAGGTTGGAGATAAGGTAAAAATACTTCCGACAATACTATCAGCTTATCCTAATTTTCCGTATGTAGGGGTAGTAGGCAGAGTTTGTGCTATTGACAACAATAGTGATTCGATAGCTGTTGAGTTTTCGCATCCTAATGAGTATTTTCATAACTGTGACGGGAAGTCTGGGCAGTATTCTGGCTGGTATTGTTGTAGGAAAGAGTTGGAATTTATACCTGATGATAATTTTCCAGATATTTGGGAATATATCTAACATATAAACAATTTTAGGGAGGTTATAAAGTAAATTATGTTGATGACAAAACACAATATCACAGTAGAAGGAGATTACAAAAATGGCAGGCAGAACTATTAGTAAGGAACTAAAAGCCCAGATTGTGTCGGCTTATAGACAAGGCGAAAAAATGAAAAACATAGCTGAATTGTATGGGGTATCATATCCCACTGTTTCTAAATTAGTCAGAGCATCGGCTAATTCATCTGTTAGTCTTGTAGGCATTAAAAAGGCATGTCCTAAGTGTGGTAAAGATAAACACGAAGTGGGTTCATATTATTGCTCACATTGTGGAGCAAACATTATGACAGAAGATCAAAAGTTGTCAAGAGAACTTGACAATATCGCAAAAACAATTCGTTTTTGTTTGCCACAAGCAAAAGAATCCGATAGAGAGAAGATTGATAATTATGTTGCAGTTTTAAAAGAGGCAGCATTAAGAGTAGGAGGTGAGGGGTGATATGACGGTAATTGCAAAGAATGGTCACTTTGAAGTTATTGATGAGCATGGCAATGTGTTGTGTTCGGGTGACACCGAAACAGAAGCTGTTGAAGCGTATGAAGAAATAGGATTTGAATAATGTAACATTTGCTTGCTTTATTAAATAAAGCCGCCTTACTTAAAGTAAGGTGTTAGAAAGGTTAGAGAGAAGAAAGGGATACAGCATGGAGGCGAATCGAAAATGGACAGCAACTGGCACGGGATGTCCTCAAAGAAATCAAAGTTCTTAGACCAAAAGGACACTTTCCGAAGCCAAGCTTAAACGCAAAAGCACAGAGAAAGATTACTTTAGTAGTCGATAAGTGCATAATACCCAAATTTAGTAGCAAACAAAAGCTTAATTTACAGACTCTCCTCAAGTTCCATCTTTATTTAAGAAATGTTACAGCACCCCTTTAGATAGGGGTGAGCGGTTACAAAACTACTACCTCCTCGTGGTGTAACTGGGTAATGCTAAAGTAGAAATAAATTAAAGTGCCATACGAGGCAGAAAGGAGTCACAAAATGACTGTAAAAACATTAAACAATGTGATGGTTATTGAAGCCAACTTTTCAATGGAGGAACTTTTTAAAGTTTACAAACACAAGCCAGATGTATTGTCCTTAAAGGATGACGATGGCAATATGCTTTTCGCTGTAAAGCCAAGCGAACACAGAGAGAGTTTTAGCGATTGCGGAATTTCTTTTGTAAGTAATTCTTACACAGCGTCAAAAGCATCAATTACAATTCCTCTCCCATCAGAAGCTGCCAACAACACAAAGGTGTGGATTGCAGAAAACTTTGGTTCAATTCTGACAAATCTTGAACAGATTGAAAGAAATGTATCAGAAGCTTGTATTGATATTGATGCAAACATTGCAAAAATTGTCGGCTCGATTGTAACAGCGTAAACAAGGAGGAAATAATAATGAAAAGCATTAAAGTTCAGAACAATCTTAAGTCAAAAACAATCATTGGCAACCCGGATGAAATGACAGTTCAGCAGGCTTTCAATGAAGCCCAGCTCGAAATGGGTAATGGTATTCTCAATCTTAACGGCGTTGTGGTATCTGCACAGGATGTCAACAGAACACTGTCTGACATTGTTGGCGCAAGAGATACATACATTCTTGCATCAGTTGTCAAAGCTGATTGTGCATAATTTGATTTGAAACAAGGGAGAGTACGCTCTCCCTTTGGCATTTGCATTGTCGAAAGACTGCTTTACTTAAAGTAAAGTATCAGAAAGGTTAGGAGCAGAAGACTCATCCGGCATAAGATGCTGCTGAAGGCAAGGTGAATAAAATGCACGGTGATGGAAAAGAGGAGCGGCGACTACCTCACAAACTCAAGGGTTACACCTGAAATGAACATTCGTATCCACGGTTTGCAACTAAAAAAAACCACATCAAAGCTATAATTACATCAGGAATTCCAATGACCAAGCTTCCCGCAGGCGTCTTCTCGCTGCCATAATTGTATTTAGAAATGCCAAAATCTAAGGAGGAATAGAAAATGGATTTAATTACAAATTTATACACTCGGAGTTGTTTTGATAGCCGTCTTACATTTGGAGATGATTGCCCCAAGATAATCGAAACATTTGTCAAATGTGTTTACGAACCTTATTATACTAAGAACGGTGATTTGCCATCTATATTTTTTGATTGTGTTTCCGGCGCACGGGCACCACAGAGAGCCGCAACAGACAAAGCTGTTTATATATGGTCTAACGACATAGAACCCACCATAGAGGAAATTAATAAGAAATTTAACTGTAGTGTGGAATCGTATGAGAATTATGATAAATATTGCGAATTAACCCACAATAAATCAAAAGGATGGGTTGGCGGCAATCAGTATATTTTTTGGACAGAGCCGTTTAATGCAAAATGTGCAGCAGAAACGATAGCTGTTTTTCTTATTCCGCTGTTTGACTTTGTTTGCACTGCAAAAGAGATCAAAAACAAATTCAAACCAATTGTTGATGGAATAAGCCAAGGTTCGTATGATAAATTGTTCGAGTTAGCCGACAAAATTTCAGAAGAAAAAGGATTATCGAAGATTGTGTTAAATGCTCAAATTGCCGATCTTACGCAGTATAAAAAGAAACGCACTCTTGATCGACTACACGATAGGATTAAGAATTATGAATCGGATTATAGACATTATGTAGCCAATGCGACAAAGGTTTACGAAAACTTGTTGGATTGCAAAAAACAATTATCATTATACAACGATAATGATAATGATAATGCTGCATTGATAGATATGCTTACAAACAACAGTGCGATTTCTAATGTGAAAATTAATGGAGGAGACCTTGAGTTTGTAGTATGTAACCCGATTACTCAGTATGATGAAGATGCTTTTGCCGAAATATTAAAATCAGAAAATTCCACTATTAATAATATGCCAAGCGTAAGTAAGGATGTTTTATGTTGGATGGTTGATGGCAGAATTGATCTATTAACCGAATGTGGAATCGGTATAAGTCTTGATAACAATTCTTTTGATGCTTACGAGACATATATATACGGTTATATGCCTCATCCTCATTTGGCTTTATTTGATTGCTTTGGAGGTTTTAGAATAGATATCGCAACTGCATTAGCAGAAGGCAATATCTGCTATGCAATACAGCTTATTCTTACTGCGTCACAAAATTTGAATTTTATGGATTCTACGGTGATGCATAGGTTGGGAGCTCTGCTCAATGAGGCAGACTACTCGTGTATTATGGATAAGGAGTCTGGAGAAGTTATGACAGTAAACGAATGGAACGAAAGGAGAAAATAAAATGCAACTTTTAAAGATACCGACAGATATAGAAACACCTACAATATCTTTCACTCCATTAGCTTTTGCCAAAATGATGATGCTTGTTGAGGTAAATGACAAAGAGGTGGGGTGGCATGGCACAGTTGAAAGGCAAAACAATAACTTTGTTATTACTGATATCTTTGTATATCCTCAAGTAGTTACTCGAACAACCGTTGAGCCTTCTCAGGAAGAGTATAACGAATGGCAGACTGAGTTGCCAGATGATATACATAACAGTCTTAGATTTCACGGGCATTCTCATGTAAATATGGGAACATCAGCATCATCTGTTGATGCTAAATTTCAGAAAGATATCGTGAAAATGATTGATAATACTGATTTTTATATCTTTATAATTATAAATAAAAAAGGTGATTTTAATATATATCTTTATGATGGTGTGCTTAATTTAGCATATAAGTCTACAAGTAAGGATACTCAGCCTGAGATAACATTAAACACAAATAATATTCAGTCATTTGGAAAAATACTTTGTGTTTCACCTGAAGTTTACGACACATTGATGTCTTTCAAGGAAGAATCAAAAGATATGGTTACAGAACCAAAGCCAGTATCGTATTCGTATTATGAATATCCTTACAGCTACGGTAATGCTGGTGTAAAAAGCCAGAGTTCTATTAAACTATCTATTGGAGAGATTCAAGATATATTTGGTGTTGCTTATTTGGACGCCAAAGATGTACATGATGAGTTGAGTAATCTTGTACATAAAGGAGCGATAACTAACGATAGGGATTCATTGATTGAACAGGCAAGTCTGTATATATATTAAGGAGGTCTTACGGAATGGATTTAAGTAAATTAGGAGATATTAACCCATATCAGAAGGAGCTGTCAACCACTATACATATAGTCGGATGCGGAAGCGTAGGTAGTACGCAGGCAGAGCTTCTTGCAAGATATGGCTTTTGCAAGTTTAAATTATATGATTTTGATTTCGTTGAAAGTAAAAATCTTTGCAACCAGATGTTTTTTAATTCTGATTTAAACCACAACAAAGCAGAGTCATTAAAAAACGTCTTGCTTTCCGTCAATCCAGATATCGAAGTTCAGGTGTTTGATAAAGGCTATATTGATCAGCGACTTAACGGAATCGTAATTCTTTGTGCTGACAATATTGATTTGTGCAGAAATATTTGCAAGCAGAATAGACTTAATCCATACATAAAGGTAATGTTGAATTACCGTACTGCAAGATACGATGCGCAGCACTATGCAGTAGAGTGGAGAGATAAACCAAGTGTGGATAATTTGATTAAAACAATGAATTTCACACATGAAGAAGCAAAAGCCGAAACTCCAGTGTCAGCATGTGGAGTAGAGATTGGTGAATCTATTGTTGTAAGAGATATTGTACTTAAAGGTACAACGAATCTGTTTAAATGGATTACCGAAAGAAAATTAAGCCCTTTGATTATATCTTCTCCATATAAATTTGACACGGTAGTAATGTAAAGGAGGGACATGTATGTGCTACTATGTGTGTTTGCCAAAAACCGAATCGAAGCCTAACATTTGGAGTTGGCTTGAAGGTGATATACATTCTCCACAGTGGTTATGGGGTACTAAATCTGCGGCAGCCACAGTAACTCGCAGAGTCGATTTTATACCTGCGAGCGCAAAAGACAAATACAATGTCAATTTTATTGTTGGCATATTGGATGCCTTTAATAAAAAATGGAGTTATCTTGGACAAGAAATTGAAAAACATTATTCTCATTTCTATATTCCAAAAAAGAAATTAGACGAATATGGCAGAGTTAAATGGAGAGAAATTTGTGCTCCAGATGATGAATTATCTGAAGCATTGAAGGACTTAAAAGGGATTTTCGAGACTGCGGGTGTTTCATTACATCACACCAACGCATACGCTTATGTTCGACATAGAACAGCCTCGGATGCAGTTTCCAAGCATCAGTATAACCATAGTCGCTGGTGGATAACAACTGATTTTCAAAACTTTTTTGGTAATACTACCAAAGAATTTCTTATGTCTATGATGGCACAAATATTTCCATTTAGTGCAGTTATTGAACGAGATTTTGGAAAAGAGTGTTTAAGCAGGGCATTGGATTTATGTTTTCTTAATGGGGGCTTGCCACAAGGAACTCCAATCAGTCCAATGCTTACTAATATTATGATGATACCGTTTGACTACATAATGACAAAAAAATGCCGTGAAAAAGACTATATATATACTCGATATAGCGATGATATACAAGTTTCACACCGTAGAAAGTTTAATCCAGATGAAGTTCTTGGATTCATCCATGAGACACTGACTCAAATTCACGCTCCGTTTACAATTGAGAAAGAAAAAACAAAGTTTAAAAGTGGAAATCAGTTCGTATTAGGTGTTATGTATAATCAAAATTGCGACATTACAGTCGGTCATAAGAATAAAAAAGAGTTCAAAGCTACATTATTTAATTATATGTGTGATAGGCTAAGCGGTAAAGTTTGGGAGTTGCCACAACTCCAACAAATGATGGGTAAATATGCATATTACTCAATGATTGAAAAAGAGTATTTTGAAAATGTAATGAAGGAATATTCTCGTAAATTTAAGCAGGATGTTATGAAATGTATCAAAGCAGACTTGCGTAGATGCTAATAACATCTGGTGGAATTTTATTAAATTCTTAATGAAAATTCATTGCAAGTTTTTCGGAAACCATTTTGCTTGCAAATATATTGAGCAGTCGCCAAGCGGTTAAGGCACTGGACTTTGACTCCAGTATCGTGGGTTCAATTCCCACCTGCTCAGCCAAACGGTATTGTGTAGCTTTATAACCTTGCGGTTCAAAATAAAAATCTACTGTTATTGTAGAAAGACTTTATACTGATTAGTTACTTAATTTGGCGTTGAACGATGATGTCCTTTTACTGTTGTTCCATCAGCCTTCAATCTACACAATACCGAATATGACACAGTAGTCCAACGGCAGAGACAACAGACTTAAAATCTGTGCAGTGAGAGTTCAAATCTCTTCTGTGTCACCATATGGACTGTTAGCTCAACAGGTTAGAGCGGCAAACTCATAATTTGCGGGTACAGGGTTCGACTCCCTGACAGTCCACCATTTACAAGTGAGTGCAATCGGCACAAACTCATTTTGTAACCTCCTTGACGCATGACGGATAAGCGTCACCATAACGGTCTGTGGTTGTTCATTAGAATGAACTGAGTCCGTCCAAATAAAAGAAAGGAAAGAATCCAATGAAGAAGTTAAAAACTGAACTACATAGAATGCGATTCTGGATAAGTGCAATATCAATTTCCATTACAATTCCGTTGTTTATAATCGCTCGATTAGGAGCAGTGAATGAACGGAAATCAGAAATGCTCGGTGGCGAATTGTTGATTTTGTTCATTCCATTCATTGCAAATATGATATACATAAACATTAGGGATACAATAATTGAACATCGTAGAATGACGATGGTTCTCAAAAGAAAGAAAGTCCCAAAACCCACAATTGTGGTTAAAAATATTAAGAGTATAAAAGAGAATAATACGAAGGATGTGATTGATAATGTCCGTAGAGAAAAACCAACTTTTTAAAGTTGGAGATAGAGTTAAAATACTTCCAACAATATTATCGGCCTATCCTAATCTCCCGTATGTAGGAGTAGTAGGCAGAGTGTGTGTCGTGTCAGGCATTAATATAGGTGTTAAGTTTTCGACTCCTTGCGATTACTTACACAACTGTGACGGATCAATTGAGTCCCATTCTGGCTGGTGGTGTCTTAGGAGCTATTTGGAATTTATACCTGATGATAATTTGCCAGATATTTGGGAGTATATTAAATAAAAGTGAGGTTTTATTGGAATTTAACTGAGAAAAACCACGAATAAATTCAACATTTAAACAAGATAGTGTAGAGGTGTAAAGAATGATTGATTGTAATATTACTGCAAATTATTTTGCTGAAAAAGCAAGATTGACGAAAAAACATAAACTAAATGGTGGTACATATATATGCAAACTTAATTGTGCTGAATGTCCTTTAAACAGTTTAAATAATGGTACAACCGATAATATGGCATGTTCGGACTTTGAAACATGCTATCCCGAAAAAGCAATTGCCATTGTACAGAAATGGTCGGATGAGCATCCACAGAAAACATATCTTACGGAGCTTTTGAAAATCTTTCCAAACACTCCACTTAAGGATGATGGAACTCCTAAAGGTATATGTCTGTATGAATTAGGGGCGACGAGTTTAGATAATTGCGAAGTAGACAATGCGTGTGCTAAATGCTGGAATCAGCCTATTAAGGACGGTAAAAAATGAACGGAACAACCCTCGGTAAATATTATGATTTTTATGCCATTGATGAATATTATTGTGAAGATGATGAAGTTTTACCAAGACCTCTCAAAGTTATCGGCAAACCTTGTGGGGCAAAAATTTATAAAAAGCACATATACTTTCATTGCCGAAGTATGTTGAGATAAGGAGTGATACAGAATGATAAACTTTGAAAAAATCAAATCAATGAGTATTGGCGAAGTGTCGGGTGTAAAACCTAAAAAATTAAAAAAGAGGCTAAAATTATGTTAGATGTTACCACAGCAAATGAAATTGTTAATGCTTTACAATGTAAAGGGAATAATATTGAATGGGTGAAAGACATTCATCTCAAAACTTTTATAACAATGGATTCATTTGTTAATGTTACCATACGAAATACTGATTATTGGGTTATGCCAATAATCTCATTTACAAACACAAATGCAACTATATTAGGGTTTGTAAATGAGCGTACTGTTTATGAAATCGGCAAATATAGTCGCACAACTTCAAAACAGTTCACGAACATTTATAATGCCTATTTTTCTACTAATTATTATGACAGGGTTTATATGGAAAAAACGGTGTAAATGATATGGTGTAAACTGTATGTCGGGTGTAAAACTCAAATTTATTAAAAAAGAGGTAAAAAAATGAAAATAGTTTATCACAATGATGCTGATGGTAAATGTGCAGGTTTTTGGGTTAAGGAACTCGCTTATGTAACAGAATATATCGGTTATATAAAAATGGATTATGGTAGAGAATTTCCATTTGATAAGATTAAGAAAAATGAAACAGTATATATTGTTGATTACTCAATCGAACCAAATGAAATGGATAAGCTTCTCGAAATCACACCAAATGTTACTTGGATTGACCACCATATTTCAGCAATTAAAAAATATGAAAACTATGACAAAGAAATTCGTGGTGTCAGATATGATGGGGTAGCAGGCTGTATGCTTACATATTGTTATTTGAAGCACATGACGAATGGTGGTATTGGCGACATTAAACCATTCGAGGAAAGTATGACGAAGGATGCTCCAATGTTTACAAAACTGATAGCTGATTACGATGTATGGACTTTCAACTATGGACATTTAACTAAAGAATTTCACGCAGGATTTAAAGCACTACCGAACACAGAGCCAACCAGTCACCAGTGGCTGGAATTAAATGATCCTGTATATGGTTATGGTGCTACAAACGCTTTAATTAAGGAAGGTGTTTCAAGGATTCAGTATCGCAAAGAAACAATGACACATTATTGTGAAGCTGTCGGTTTTTGAGGTGATGTTTAACGGTTACAAATGCTTTGCTGTTAATATGGGAATGATGAGTAGTGACGATTTTGTGATTAATAACATTGACGATTATGATATGCTGATTGGCTTTGTTTTCAATGGTCACGAATGGAGATATTCTCTGCGTTCAACGAAGGTTGATTGTTCAAAGGTTGCTATGTTGTATGGTGGCGGCGGTCATAAAGGTGCTGCTGGGTTTAATACCAAAGAATGTGTTTTAGAAAGGTGATTACTATATGAAACAAACATTGACCGACAAGAGACTTGGTGCAATCGGATAATAAAATACATATTTTAAGGAGGTGTAAGAAATGGATATAACGACAATTATATCAATTGTGGTTTCGGCAGTTGCGGTAATAATTGTAATCGCTTGCGATATTTGTATTGCTGTAAATCACAAAAAATTAAAGAAGGCTGAAAGAAAAATAAAAAGCCTTGATATATACATAAAAACTACAAAAGCGTATATGAATGCTCTTGAGCAGGATTACAGAGAGGTGATTAAGAAAACTGAGAGGGAGGCGGTGTAGTGTTAGATTGTGAAAGACAAGCAATGCAAAGTTTATCAAAAGAACAATTGATTTACCTTATTGAACATTTGTTGCGTATTGAAGAACGAATTAGCACTTACTGTAGTGAGGTAACTAAAGAACATATGTGTTCTGATGAAGCTGTTTTTCATATTCGTGCGAGACTTTATGAGATACCTACTATTAACAGTATGACTATTAACAATAAGACTCTGCCTGCATATATTGATATGCAATTAGGTAAAATTACTGACGAAGAGTTTATATGTCTACATAAACAACTATGTCGATATAACTATGGTAAGGACATCAATGTCCCTACCGAATGGTGCAAGTCAACACGCAAATGTCCTCATTTTAACGATGACGATGTATCATTTTGGTTTTATGCCGACATTAACGATGTTATGGACTACATCAAGGCTAAGAATAATGTTACAAATACTTAGCAAAAGAGCGGAATAATGTTACCTTAGCAAAAGGAGGAAGATATTATGGCAAATTTTGAAAATATTACAATTGAAAAGGGTATGTATCAGACAAAGGGCGGAATTTCGGGTGCACTTGAAAAGCTTGATCCGTCAGTAAATTACAGAGGTACTGTACTTGAGGGACTTGACGCATTTTCCCGTCAGCTCAAACGCTTTGACATTAAGGTTAAGGGCAGAAACAGCGACTGTGTT